GAGGATGTATTCGGGGGTGAGGTCTCCCAAGAAGGGGGACATTGCCGGTTCGGGCAGTTCGACGTTAGTCTCGCTTGGGATCGGGTTTTTTCGTGGTCTCGCCATTGTTGTGTTTGGTTGCAATCGCCTTCATGTGAAGCAGGACGCTTCTCTGCCCGTCGCGGATTGCGGCTCGGATGGGGCAAAAGTCTCCCTTGCTGTCGGGCAGGAATGCCTGGGCATGGATGCCAAAGGCTTTCTCTAGGTCTGCAATGACCAGCTTGCCGGGGTCGGTCTCAAAGTATGAGTAGGCTGCGGCAATGCGTTGGATCTCTAGGTCTCTGTCAGTCATGGTCGGCATAGTCGGAATGGTTGGGGTGTCGTTACATCATGCTTCCCATCTGGGACTGGACTCCTTGGACAAGGGCGGAGTCACCCTTGATGCCTCCCACCTTGGCGGCGACCTCTGCGGCGTGTTGCTGGGCCTGCATCTCCTGCATCTGCTGCTGTGCCTGCGCCCTCTGCTGGCGCATCTGGGCGACTTGTTCCTGGGGTCGGAGGTATTCGCTGTCCATGCCAGAGGCTAGTGCCGACTCGCGCACCATCTTGTCGGTGTCGAAGTTGTCAAAGATGCTTGGGTCTTGGGTGACAGAGGCAAGTGCCGCTGCCCTCTGAACGGTCGTATCGGTCGCGCCCTGCTCCATATTTTTGACCGCAAGGGCGATCCTGCTGTTGAAGTTGACCTTCGGTTCGGGAATAAAGAGTTCCCCTGTCGGCCCCTGCTGGATGAGGGCTTCCGGGGGAGGTGGGAATGCACCGTTCCTTGCCAAGATGCCGTAGACCCGCTGAAGGAGAGGGGTCAGGAGTTCGGTCGTGAGACGGGAGAAGGTAGGCGAGAACTGCGCAAGGCGCTCGGCATTCCGGGCGTTGACCTCGGTTGCGGTCATGCGGTTTGGTGCCGCTGACTCCTCGGCGGTGAACATCTGGAAGAGGGGAACGCTGAAGGCTTCCTTGATGTCGTTCTGCTTCTGCGCGACACGCTCTAGGCCGATGTCATAGCGCCCCTGCGTAGCCCATTCGATAGGACGGGCATTGGGATCTGCGGCGTTGAAGTAGGTCACTCCGCCGGCTCGGAGGTCGATGGAAGACTCCAAGGAATCGGGGGCAAGAATGCGTGGGAAGGCAGCTAGCTCGGCCAGACTGTCCATTTGTTTCTGCAAGAAATTGAGCTGCCTCAAGTCAGGCATGGCGACCCATGAGGGAGACCATCCGTAGGCGGACTTCTGCCACTTGAGGTAGCGGGTCGCCATGAAGGGCAACTCGTCATATCCACTCTCGCGGAGAACGTGCTTGGACTTCTCCTCGACATAGCAGGAGGCAATCGGCTTGTTCGGCCCGTCATACTTCTTCTTGTCGCGCTGCCCCTCTTCACGGGGATAGACACCGTGGATGATGTGCCACTTCTCGTCCATGCCCTTGCCATTGGCATCGTTGTAGCACTTGCGGACGGCATCGGAGACGTTCTCAATGCCGAACTGCTGAACCAGTTGGCGGGTGGTCATCTCCAGCCGGCGGAACATGGTGTCCACATAACCCTCGTAGTTCTCGGAAATGCAGAACGTCCCCACATCCACGTTGGTGAAGGTGATGGGCAGCTTCTCTCCCGGCTCCACGAAGAGGACTGCGGTGCCGAAGCAACCACGGTCTAGGTAGAGTTCATGGATCGCCTGGTGGAAGTTGGAACGGGCAAGCGTCTCCATGACAATCTCCGTCACCTCGGCAAAGTATTCCTGCACCCCGTCCCCATCCTCGATGTCGGAGGGAGCATCAAAGCTGCACCAGCGGGAATCCGCCGGCGTGATGTAGCTCATGCACCCTGCGGCAAGGACTTGGTTGGCTCGGACACCCGTGGAGTCATACAGGCGGGCCTCACGCTCGGAGTTGGGAGTGATGGTCGTGTTGAGGATGTACGACTTGCGGGGCATCACAAGCTCCGCAATCTGCTGCCACATACTCATCCAATAATTGCGGTCGTTCTCCAGCTTTGACCAGCGGGAGACGATCCCGGCGGCAAGGGTGGACTTGCTGTTCTCCTTTTTGGGAACAGCCAACTCGGCAATGGCGTCAGAAGTCTTTGCCATGCGTTAGTTCCCAAGAAGGGAACCGCTGCCGGTTGCCGAATTGGTCGATGACTGATCCTTGCCGGCTAGAAGCGACGCCTTGTAACCGAAGCGATTAGCGTTGTTCTGGAGGGCCTGCTGCTGCTGTGCGGCAACATCGGTCGCCGACGCAGTAGGAGGTGGGGGTGGGGGAGGAGGAGGCGGAGGTGGCGGGGGGATGTTGATTGAAGGGGGTGCCGGTGGGGGTGGCGGGGTAGAAGACCCTCCCCCAAAATTGAGCGCCAAGGTGGGCTTTTTATCAATGTTCTCCTTGGGGAAGGGAATGCCGCCGGCGAGTGCCATTTCGGGCGCAAGGGCCGAAACTAACTCATCGAAAAACGATTCAATCTTGGAAAGCATTTAGCGGAATTAACATCCGCCTACTAACTTGGCAAGAGGAAATCTTCTAAAACCTAGAGGATTTTTGAACGATTAAATCTGATGGGTAGAACTTGATGCCGTGGTGCTTCCTGTCCAGACCCACCCAGGGGAGGGGATAGGGGATGTGCTTCCATGCCTCGGAAAGCTTGCCGGCATAGGCGAAGACATACCAAGTATCGGGGTTGTCAAAGCTATGGTAGGGGTCTTTGATGAGTGCGTGATCGGCCCCCTTCTGGACTGCCCTTGCCATGCAGAAGGAAGTCGGGGTGGAGATGACATATCCCCGGAGGAGATATGCTTCCAAGTCGGAGCGAAATGACCGACCCCCATCGTAGAGGGCTGCTACCTGTTCAACGGGGGTCATTAGGCTAACCTCTCCATGTTGCAATCTCATGCCAAAGGTCAGGCCAACTGGTAGCAGCATGATTCAAGTCGGCATTTTTTATCTCGTAGGTATCGGCTTTCAAGGTGAAGGTTGACCCGTCCCTCCTAGTCCTAACTGACCCCTTGGGAATTAATACTGCCCTAGAGTTTAACTCCTCCTTGGGAATCCACCCACAAACCGTGAGTTTCATGTCTGTCTTGTCAATCGAAGCGAACAGATAGGCGTCTGGACTAAATTGAGCCTGGGAAGCTATAAAGTTGTTTACGAAGTCGATGCTTGGCTTGACTGTCCTAGACATGGTTTTAACGTCAAAGGCTGCGTTAAACACTTTGAAATCAACTCCGTTGTCGTGATGGCATGCCGGCTCCATCATGGGTTGACCAAGGGCATGAAGGATCATGTTTTGACCGATTACGCCACACAACTGCTGATCCACGGTGCCATCTGAACCGTCGTTCCTGTTTCCCATTTTACAGCAAAGCGATGTCCTGACGCTTGCTGCCAGAACCGCATCTGGAATTGGTTTTGTGAATGCCATTACCCTCGAAAGCCCATGATGACATCCGGGCGACCCATCGGCCTCGGACGCCTTGCGATTGCCGTGCGGTCAACGACGAGACCGGCCTTGATCGCCTGATGCGCTAGGGAGAATGAGTCCGACCCGTGACTAGACCAGTCATGCACAGGGACATTCTTGATGGTGACACCATCTCTCTCCTCTTTGCTGTGGTATGCGTCGAGCGAATCAATCCCGTCCTTGCACCCCTCCTCGTTGAACCCGATGCGAGGGAAGGCGTCCAAGGCTAGGTTGATGCCATCCCAGACTGACATCTGGCGTGGTACAGGAACCACATTGGCTAGACCTCCGAGCTTCAGCGCCTCCTGCCAGAGTCCCCCGTTCTCGGTAGCAGCGTCGTGGGGAATGAAGTGCGCTCCGTATCGGTATTGCTTCTGGGTAAGCCGGCCCGCCCAATCTGCCGGCGTCTTGCAGTCATCCCCTCCTGACAATGCTTCAAGGAAGTTGATGCGGTCTCCGACCATCTGCCAGATCCAGCATCGTTGGTTGAGGGGAGCGCCTACGTCAAACGAGGTGTAGACGGGCGCCTCCTTGAACCAAAGGACATCGTTGGAGATCCTGCGGTTGTTTCGGGCCTCGGCAAGTGACTTGGAGTAGATGGCACCAGGGCGACCGACATCGAATGAGCATTCATACTCCTGATCGTAGATATGAGCCGGCGTCCCTCGCTTGATGTCAGAGAGTTCCTTGCTGTCCAAGATGCCCGACTCACTTGCCTTGAGTTGCAGGGTGAACCATTCCGGGTTGCCAGTAGCCTCTTTCCAGAGTCTCCAGAAGGCATTGCGACCCTTGGGCGTCCCGATGAAGGTTGCCCAACCTTGGTAGTCAGACAAGCAGGGGCGGATGACGGCATACCATGCTTGAGGGTCAATATCGGCAAACTCGTCAATGATGACGCCATCCAGGTAGATGCCTCGGAGTCGTTCGTAGGCTTCCCCGGAGTAAAGTCGGATTGTCGCCTTGTTCGGAAGGGTGATCTGCAAGTCGGCCTCATTGACTTTGACATCAGGGATCTGTGCCGTGAATTGCTTCAGATACCCCCATGCAATGTCCTTTGTCTGGTCACGGGTCGGTGCAAGGTAGGCATAGCGAAGCGCCGGCCCTTCCCTGCGATGGGTCAATGCCCTATGGAGAAGGTCTTGAATGCAGCCAAAGGTCTTGCCGCCCCTTCGATGGACAACGAGACAAGCCCACCTCTCCTTGCGCTCTAGGTAGCCTCGGAACTGATCCCGTGGTTCCAGTTCAACTATGATCTTGGGTCTTGCCACCGATGCGGACGATGATGTCCATTCCTCCGTTGAGTTCTACCTTGTCGGGTTCGTTCCATCCCTGGGCCTTTGCGACCATTTCCCCGTACTTCGCGGTGACAGGATGATCGGGTGCCAGTTCAATGTAGCGACTCCAAGCAGTTTTAAGGTACTCCTGACGCGATAGTTCTAGCTTCTCTTCTGCAATGGATCGCAGTTCCTCGACCCGTAAAGAAACGTCAGGATTTTTGGCAATCTCATGGGCGCTTTGCCTTACTGGACTGTAACCGGCTTGTTTTGCGGCCTTTGCAAGAGGAAGTCCAGTAGCAAGTGCCTTGGCAAACTTCTCCTGTCTTGGCTTGAGAAGCTTACCCATACTTCACAATGGTTCGGTTGTTTTTGCGGAGGAAAACGGTGCCGTGAGGTGTCCAGTTTGAAGGTTTCTGGATAGCTTTGATGCCGGCGCTGAACGCTTTGAAGTTGTCGCGTCTTCCATCTCCTTTACCTTGAGTGCGTGGTTTACTAACTCCCATAATTTCGGTAATTTTACTGGTTGGTTTTGTCAGGCGTCAAGCCAAATGTTAGTTGGTTGATCATCTCTCGTAATCGCTGAAGGTTGTGGTTGGGCCATCAAACCAGAGAGTCTTAACCTCGTTGGCTACTCCTGATCGGTTCTTGGCAACTAGGATCTCTGCGTCCTCGGATGCCTTCTCTTTCTTTCGGTGAAGCAGCATGACGATATCTGCGTCCTGTTCAATGGCACCTGACTCACGAAGGTCGGAGAGCATGGGCTTGCCTCCCTTTCGCTTTTCGATCTCTCGGTTGAGTTGGGACAGGGCAATGACCGGGATATTCAGTTCCTTGGCGAGTTCCTTGAGACCTCCCGTGATTTCAGCGATCTCAAGGTGCCGGTTCTGTTCTGATCTCTTGGTGGTTCCCTTCATCAGTTGGAGGTAATCAATGAAGAGGATGTCCAGTTTTCCCTGCTTCTTGTAGATCCTTGCCTGGGATCGGAGGTCAGCGATGGAAACATTCTCCTTTTCGCTGATAATGATAGAATCGCTTAAAATGCCCGTAGATTGCATGATCTTGTTCATGGCCCCTCGCTCCGCAATTCCTGTTCTGACGATTTCTAGGGGCATTCTCGCTTCACCAAGGAGGATTCTGCGACCGACTTCCAATGCTGGCATCTCTAGGGTGAAGAGAACTGGCTTGTGACCGGCCTTGAGTGCCGAGACTGCCATGTTGGTAGCCAAGGCGCTTTTGCCGATGGACGGACGGGCGGCGAGGATGACGAGTTGACCACCTCGGAACCCGTTGAAAACCTCGTCGAGCTTCTTGAACCCGGAGGTGATCCCAAGGATTTCCCCTTTGTTCCTGACGGCATACTCCAAACTGTCAATGATCGGATTGGCTAGATCCTTCAAGGTCATGGAGTGCTTGGGTAGGTGGCGCTTGCCCTTGATGTCGGCCCAGATGGACTCCACCTCTGCCATGAGTTCATCGACCGGCTGCGCTCCTGATTGTTTAGCTTCCAGTAAGATGCGCTCCGCTGCCTTGATAACTGCTCGCTTGGTAGCCTTGTCCTTGAGGATATCGGCGTGTTCCTGGGCTATATGGTGGGTAGGGCAGAAGTTGGTGATTTCAATGAGGGTGTTGAACCCTCCGATATCGTCCATCGTTTTGTCCTCTGACATCCTCTGCGCGACCGAAGCGGTTGAGGTGGAGGAACCCTTGGCATTTAGGGCAAGGATGGTTTTCCAGATTGCAGAATGTGACGGGTGATAAAAATGATCCTCCGTAAGTTCTGTGAGTTCGTCCACGCAGGGGGCTTTCATGACTGCACCCAAGACAATCTTTTCAGACTCAAGGGATGCCGGCATGGAGTTCATGGGGATTAGCTGCTGGGGTGGGGAAGTGAAGTTCATGGTTTAGCTCCTTGGGAATGCTGCCCACTCGTCCTGCTCCTCTGGAACCGATACCTCATCATTCCAGCAACCGGCCTTGATCCACCTTTCGGGATCTTTCCATGCCGGGATGAACTCTCCCTCCGCAGGGTTTTCTCTCCATGCCTTCTGAAGGGACAGGGATTGCAGGACTGATTCGATGTCTGGGGAAGCCTTCTTCCACTCCTTGAGGGCATTGGCCTTGCCGACCTTTTTGGGGTATGCAGACCAGAATCGCTCAAAATCCGAGCCGACCGGCGAGGTGTTCTCTTTCTCTATCTCTCTCTCTGTCTCTCCTCTGTCTCTCCGAGGGGTTTCAATATCAGCTACTGAATTGTTTAATTCAGCTACTGGTACATCTTGATATCGCGATGATATCATCGTGATATCATCTTGTTCCATCCAATGAGATAGCTTGGAAAGTTGTGCCGAAACTTGCTTTTCAGACACCCTTAAGCGGAAGGAGATGGTCTTGATGTTTGGCAATTCACCCTCGTTCTCACTCGCCAAAAGCCACAGCATGACAAGGAGCTTTGCGGCATCGGAATCCAATGAATGCCATTCGGGATCGTCTAGGATATCCCGATATAGCTTTATCCAGGGAGGGCGCCGGTCTTTGAAGTGCTGGTGCCGTGACCAGTTCTTAATTTTGAAGCTCATGTTAAATCAAAGAGTAGGTAGGATCTTTTTGATTTCCAGATGGATATGCATGATTGCACTCTGAAGGATCAGAATCGTATCAGTATCGGTATCGTGCTTGAGTCTTTCTGTGGCCTTGGTCTGCAACTCCTTGAGTTTAAGTAGCTGCACGATATCGCTTCTGCTGATGGTTAGTTGGTCTGAATTGCTCATGATATTAAAACAAAAGCCCCCGCTTCGATGTGGTGAAGTTTCCCGAACATGAACGGGTCACACAGAAGCGAGGGCGTAAATTGATTTGCATATTAATTTGGGACTTCACTCCCGTTGTTTTGTGAAATTAGGTGATGTGAGTTAGTTGGTCAAGCGGATGTTTAGTACGCCCTCTCAATTTCTTCAGATTCAGTTTCCTTCACCAAGTCCGACCGGCGGATGATGTCTAGGAGGTCTTCAGCGGAGAGGATAGCCAACCACTTGCGACCATTGCGCTTGTGGGCAACAACGGGGATCTTGTTGCCAGCGTCACACTTGGCTTGATCATGCCAGTTGTAGGGGTTGCCTGACTCCACCCTCTTAACTTCAAAGTGGACATCTGGCAGTTCTGGGCAGACGACATCCGGGGAGTCGGTGCCACCAGAGAACTGCTGACCTCGACGGGCCTTGAGGAAGCCGGCCTCCCGTAGTTGGTCACGCCACTCCCGTTCCCCCCTGCATCCTTTGGCTCTTGAGTTCATTCAACCTCCTCCTCATTGATAAGTTCGACGGCTGCGAAGTGAGTACCTGGGGGTAGCTCAAACTCCTCTGCGCAAGATTTTACCCCCTCAAGAAAGCCGATCATGAAGGCTTGTTGCCACCTGTCGAGGTGGTCAATATGACCAGTTCCTTTCTTTCCGAGGTACCTGATGCCCTCTTCCTTCCATCGCTGGAGCCAGAGGGGGTCTTGTTTAGTATTGCTCATGGGGTTTTATTTGCTTCTGGGGTCATCTGCGCGGGTTAAAGCCGTCCTTGTGGGGTAGCCCAGGGTCTCAAGCGCCTCAACGAGAGGGGCGTATGGGCAATCCTCGGTCGTGAACTTGAGGTAACTATCAAGGTGGGGCCATCTCTCGGAAACCGTGCGGGTGGCAAACCAGTCCCACCACACAATCCGTGCGGCGAATTGCCTGATTGAGGAGGGGAGTGCGTTGAGCAGTTCCATCCATTCTTCCGGGCCTCTCCTTCTCATGGCTCGGAGCTTGGATTGGTCTTCTGGAGACAGCTTGCTTTGGTGACTTTTTTTGCGGTTCATTTTCCGTGGAGAAGTTGAGTTAGACGCTTCACCTCTGCGATGAGTTTCGTGTTGTCTTCGATAAGGTCGTCCATAGACGCCTGTAGCTCTGTCCTGTCTGCGTCGAGGGCCATGATGTAATCCGAGAGGCGCCTCAACCTGTTCAAGTCATCCTCTGGGAATGTCGGCGTTGCCGCCGGCCCGAAGTTAATGCGTCCTACTTCCATGTTAAAATCCTCCATGCTGTTGCTGCCATTTGAGGAACCTGGGCATTCCCAACGGCGCGAGTTCGCTCCACCCTTCGGGGAATCCCATTCGCACTTCCGAATGAGTCGGGTGAGGGTATGTCATGCCGAACTTTAGCTTCACATAGTCCCGCCATTGATCGAATCGCTCCCTCCCGTTGTCCTTTCTCCGAGAGGTAGTCCCACCCTTCCAATCGGTTGCGATTGGGGTTGGCAACAATCCAGATTCGTTCTCTTCGGTGATCGTAACCGGCGAAGTTAGCCCCCAACACTCCCCATTGAGCATCATACCCCATTGAGGCCAAGTCCCAGAGAACTCTTCCAAGCCCCCGAATAGTGAGTGCTGGCGAGTTTTCCACGAAGACTCCGACTGCGGGTTGAACCTCGCGAATGACCCTTGCCATCTCGGCCCATAGTCCTGATTGATCTCCTTCGATTCCAGCCCCCCCCCCGGCAACGCTGATGTCGGTGCATGGGAATCCCCCCGCGATGACATCGACTTTGCCCATCCATTCGATCCCGTTGAAATCTCGGATGTCTCCGAAGATTGGGAACTCTGGGAGAATGCCGTCGGCTTGTCGCTGCTTGAGGACTTGCTGGCAGTAGGGTTCGATTTCAACTGCTGCGACAGTTGTGTGTCCGAGGAGGTGTCCACCAAGGATGCCTCCACCGGCTCCAGCGAAGAGGTGTAGTTCGCGCATGATGTCATGCTGCCTCCAGTTGGAAGGTTCTGATGAAGTAGGAGGCATGGCGCTTGCCGGCCTTGGAACTGACCATCGTCTCCTCTATGTCGTGACCAGCACGGCGTAGTTCGTGGACGCGGGCGGCGAGTCGGAAGCATCCGTACTCGTTGAGGGCATCCAGCGCCGTGAGAGGCTTGCCAGAGAGGAGGTGATCCAGAATAACCTGGGCTTGAGTAGGATTGCTGTGGCTCATGCGGCCTCCTTTGCCAGTACGGGTTCACCCTGCTTGCTCTCAATGATCCCAGATAGGGCCGTCTCAAAGGCTTGCTTCGCCTCCTTACCCTTCAGCCCCTTGGCCTCGGCAAATGCTTTCTCCAGCTTGGGAACTGATACGGATACGGCACCCATGAAGAGTTGAGTGTCTATGTCACAGGCGGCAAATGCGGCCTCTGCATCCTCAATCTTCCGAGTCGTGCGACCATCCTTGAGCGTGTAGCCCTTGATGGTGATGCCACTCTTGAGCCTGCGTTCGGCCTCCATCTCAACCGCTTCGATGAATCCCTTCACGGCACCTCGGTTATTCAGCACCTCTAGGATCTGATCCTCTGACAACGCCGGCACCTCAAGGGGAGTCTTGGTTGCCATCGTGAGGGCGGCAGATTTAACCTCTGGGCAGATGGCCTTTGCCCTGCACCACTTGCAAGCCTCGTTGCTAGGGATGCGGGGGGCATCCTTTGCGTAGACTGCCTTGATGATTCCGTGGATCTCGGCCTTTGCCAGAGCAAGCGCCTCGGAGTCATATCGGGCAATCGTTGTCCCTCCTGCACGGGGGGCAATGACTGCCACGATTATGTTCTCAAGGTGAGGGAAGCGATGCTTGGCAAGCACGGCATAAGCCCTCATCTGAAGGTTGCTTTCTGCCGGGTCTACTTCGCCCCGTCCCGTCTTGTAATCGACCACTAGGGCATCCGACTCTCCGATGAAATCGACGCGATCTAGTGACCCACTCCACTCTCCATCTACCCAGATGCGCTCCTCGGTCTTGGTAGTCACCGGCATAGTGCCGATGAATTGTAGAGCGATCTCGTCGTAGGCGGCTCGGCATAGGCGGACAAGCTCCATACCCTCCTCGGTCAAGTCTCCCTTACCTCCTGCCAGTACCCAATGCACATCGGTTCCTAGCTTGGCATATGAAGTCTCTTGGTCAGGTAGGCCACGCTGCATCTGCCATGATCCGGGGCAGAGGAAGTATTGCTTGGCGGCTGAACCGCTTGGCTTTCCCTTGCGGATGTCGCTGCTCATGGTTGCACCTCCTCATTCCATTCGATGTCTTGAGTCTCTAGGGAGTCCTCGCGCATCTCTGGGAGGGGTTCCTCCTCCACGATGGGGGCGGGTTCGGGTTGCTTGAGCGCCTTCTTAAAGATGGGCTTGGAAACCACCGTGACCTTCTCGTTGTTACGGGCCACATCCTGCGCCTCGTCGATGTCCGTGATTCCAGACACACCAAAGGCAACACGGGCGGCTTCCTTCACGACTTTGTGGCGTAACATCCTACGGGGGAACTGCTTCCAAGGCTCCGTGTTGCGGGAGCATTCGCTGAAGTATTCCGTGACCTTGGTCGGGTGCGAACGATCCTTGCGATGCACGATTGCCGTGCAGGAGACCGGCTTGCCTTGGGCATCATCGGCATACTCAAACTCCATGCCGTCGAATTGCGGCTGGGAATTTAGGATGTGTAACCACCCATCCACGCTCACGACCGGCTGGATACCTCCCTTGCTTGGGAATCCGAATATCTGACGGGTGAGGGGGTCGAGGTTGTATTTCTGACTGACTGCTACCAGGGTCAAAAGCTCCTCATTGGTTGCACCCTTAAAGACCGTGGCCTTGAGGGTGTTCATCAGCTTGTCAGGATCAACGCTCAAGCGTTGGGCCATGAGGGTGAGGGCGTTGGTTTTTCCCTCGTACTTGACGGCAAGCGCCGTCTCGGTTTTGGTGGTCATAGCTTCGGGTGTTCTCTAGAAGGTTCTCCGGGCTACTTGAGGTCAGGGGACTGCAATCCCCTGGCCTCTCTTTCTTGGGCTTCGATCTCCCGATCAAATGCGTTGATTCGCTCCCATGTCATCCCAATCAGGAATGAGACCCCGCTTGCCGCGAGGGTCAGGGCGAGGATTTCCAATGTGTGTGTGTTCATGCGTTTCGGTATGTTTTCTGTTTTGTGTGTGTGTTGTGGACTGACTACTAACGACTGCAAAAGGTGTTAAAGCGCATAT